CCTCCCGTATCTATATTACGATAGAATCGCAAAAAAGTCAAATATTTTACGAAAAAACCGTAAAATCTCTTGACATTACGATTTAATCGTTGTATCCTTACATCAAGGAGGTGTTGAAATGATTAAGATGTCTTTGAGGGCTGCTCGTGTAAATTGTAACCTCACTGCTAAAGAAGCGGCACAAAAAATAGGTGTTTCTGTAGAAACTCTATCTAATTGGGAAAAAGGTGAGACTTACCCCGATGTGCCTAAGATTAAGAAAATAGAGGAAACATATAATGTCAGCTACGATAATCTTATTTTTTTAATATAGATTACGATTAAATCGTAATTAGAGCGCCTGTATTCTTGTTTCTACATTTTCAAAGACACTCATCAACGTGCAGAGCGGTTTATTAAATTTATAGAAGTGAAGGAGGCAAGTTAAATGCAAACAACAAATACTCCACCCCGTATGCGGACCATATCAGAAACGGCACAGATAACCGGAATACCTAAGTTTCGTATCCGTACTCTTTGCAAAGAGGGCAAGATAAGCGCTTTGCAGTGTGGCTGCAAGTGGTTAGTAAATCTTGATCGCTTTATCGATTATCTTAACGCCGCTCCGGGAGAGGGCAACTGAAATTACTAATCCATATCCAAGAGTAATTAAGCAATAAGGAAGGAGGGACAATCCATGAGCAAAGAATACATGCTTGACCGCATTATGGCGTTTCTGCTCGATGCAGATGAGCAGATAATGCGAATAGCATTCGCTTTTATATCCGGTATAACCACTAAAAATGGCGAAGACATCACCTTAAAAGCCCCAGAATTCCCATGCTAAATAACACAGATTTGCAAAGGAGGAGAATTGGGAAATGGACGAGCTTAAAAGAATTAAGCGCTATATAGAGGGCGTTAATCCTTCCTGTTTTGAAAACTACACAATGAGATGCGATGAAATTAAGGCTATTTCAAACTTAGCTATGGTTGCACCTGTTGATGCTATTATTTTGGCCTTTCAATTTGGACAAGTAAAGGGATATCGAGCAGCAATGAAGGAGGCAAAAGAATGAACCAGGACAAAAAGAAAAGCCCCTGCACGGCTGGCACCGTAACAGAGGCAAACAATGATAGCATTTTAAGTATAGCAGAAATCGAGACGAATGTAAAGCCAACCATGAAAATTGGCGACACAGATTATCCGATAATCGCCTATATCCGTGATGGCGCCGGTGCCATACCGTTGGTCGATATCCCCATGATGAGCGATTTCAAATGGCAGTTCGACTGCTTACAGGACAGGCTGATGTACCCGGAGAAATACCGCGATAAAGAAGACGTAGAGGCTACCATAGTAAGGCTTCGAAAGTGGTTATCTGAACATATGGTCGGTCAAACATATACAGCCGATGAGGTCAAGGCTTCCATAGAGAAAAGCGGTGTCAAACCCAGCGACAGAGTCGAGCATTTTCTGATCAATTTGGGGCTGTATGGATATTTAGATGCGTTTATCGACTACATAAATGTCGGAGGTACTTCTGTCGATGGATTTTTCTCTCTGTTATAACCTCAGTTTAGGATGGTGACCATATGGCAGATGTTAAATGGATCAAGCTTGCCATAGACGTATTTGACAACCGAAAAATACGACAGATCGAGGCTATGCCCGACGGCGACGCTGTTGTGCTTATGTGGTTTAAACTGTTGTGCTTGGCCGGTAATGTCAACGATAAAGGCTATATCTATTTTACGCCAGAGATGCCTTACACCGACCAAATGCTCGCAAACCATTTTAATAAGCCACTTACGACAGTACAACTCGCTCTAAGTATTTTTCAACATTTCCAAATGATTGACATTGTAGACGATATCATTCATGTGTCGTCGTGGGAAAAGTACCAAAACGTTGACAGTATGGAAAAGATGCGAGAGCAAAATCGTATTAGAAAACAACGGCAAAGGTCAAAAGAGCTGCAGCCTGCGACATGTCCCGTGACATGTCACGTGACAGTCACGCAATGTCACGCAACAGATAAAGATATAGATAAAGATAAAGATATAGATAGAGATAAGGATAGTCCCCCCTATAATCCCCCCAAGGGGACAGACGAACGCACACAGAGCGAGAGCCTAGCTGTTGAAACGGCAGCAGGAGCAGGTAACGAGAAGCCTGTAGACCACTCCATGACCTATTGTGACCAGCGTTTTACTGAATTTTGGGCGGCGTATCCAAAAAAGTCGGCAAAGGCGCAGCTGAAAAAGCTTTTAAAAAAATCAGACCTACCGCCGAAGTATTCGACGCTATGCTCGCAGCTATTGAAAACCAAAGGCACAGCGATCAGTGGCAGCGGGAAAACGGCAGGTATATCCCTAACCCTTCCACATGGCTAAATCAACGGCGCTGGGAGGATGAACCGAGTAGCCTGTCGCATAATAGCAGCGATACAAACAACATATTCCTGCAGATGATGCAAGAGGAGGTCTTGATATGACGAGAAGCGAAACACTTGCTGTCATGTCGATTTTGAAAGCGGCATACCCGGCATATTACCGCGATATGAAACGCAGCGACGCTGAAATTGCGGTCAATCTTTGGACCGAGATGTTCAAGGATGATCCTTCTCAAATCGTTGTGGCAGCGGTAAAGGCCTACATAGCAAGTGATACAAAAGGCTTTCCTCCGCATATCGGGGCAATAAAAGACGCCATCATCAAGATCACCAATCCCACGGAGATGACCGAACTTGAGGCATGGGGATATGTAGATAAAGCTATTTGTAACGGCATATACGGAGCACGTGAGGAATTCGAAAAGCTTCCCCCTATGATCCAACTGCTTGTCGGATCCCCCGCTCAGCTCCATGAGTGGGCGTTGATGGATAGCAATACCATTAAATCCGTTGTAGCTTCAAACTTTCAACGATCATATAGGTCGCATTTAAGCCGTCAGCGTGAAATGCTCAGTATACCGGCTGATGTTCACAAGGCTGTGGCACAGATCTCAACCCATGCTAATGCGCAACTGGTAGACAAAAGTAGACTTTTCTAATTACTCAAGAAAGAGCAACTTTAATGCTCTGAAATTAAATAAAAGGAGATAAAGCAAACATGAATAAACACTCACCGTACCTTTCGGACATCCACTCGACTCTTACGGAAATGTACGAAAGACAGCAGCAATACATCGATGATAAAGCCTCTGCGGAGGCTTTGTCATCTACCCTTATAGCCGAACTGGTTAATGCTAAAGTGCAGGCAGTAGAAACCTCCGCTCGCGAGGATATTCTCGCTCTGTGTGAAAAGCTTAAAGAGCGTGCGCTGCGATTTGCCGAGGCAAGCAAAGACCTTGTCTCTCAGTGGGATAACAGCGGCAGCACCGAGCTTCAGAACCTTTTCAAGCTCATAGAACTGAACGGCAAAGCTATCACACGATCTCAGGCCATTTCTACCGCTGAGTGCATCCGCGGAGATTATGTATCCCTTGCCGCTGTTGCCGGCGCCTATGACAAGGCAAAGAACGTGGGAGCTGCAGAGGAGATACGTAAACTCATGCCTGACATAGGTGCTGCCATGCAGAAAATGATAGAGGGTGCGGAGCTTGTAAAGGGTATTGCCTTCGTGATCGATAAGCTTACCCGTCCCTATTATGAGCTTTGTAAGGCTTTGGGTCATCCGTATAATCCTAATGAGTTTGAGAATTTCTTTGAGATGGACCAGTGGCGCCGTGAAGCCGGACTTATAAATTAAAGGAGGACAGAACCATGAAGAATCTTAATGCTTTTCTGAACCCTAAGAGAAAGGATAATATACGCTTTGTACTCTCCGACGCTTTTGTCGGAGATGACGGCAATCCGGTGGAGTGGGAAATGAGGGAGCTGCGCGCTGATGAAAGCTTTGAGCTTGCTAGAATGTACGATAGCAACAATCTTGCGGAGGTTATTCTTACTACCATTGTTCATTCTCTTGTTGAGCCCAATCTTAGGGATACGGAGCTTTTGAAGGCACTTTCGGCTCGCGAGGGCAGAACGATTTTAGAACCGACAGAGGCGCTCAAGGTCATGCTCACCGACCCTGAATACGCAAAGCTGACAAGCATCTATCTCGATTACACCAAGATCCCCAGCTTTAACGAGGCGATAGAAGAAATAAAAAACTGATAGAGCAGGGCGATGACGGAATGGCTCAAGCTGCTCATCTCGCCCTGCAGAATCACAACATTTTACCAAACGACTTTATGAAAATGCCCTTTTGGGAAAAGGCGTTCATAGTAGCTAGCGATATTGTAAAGGCAAAGACAATAAAAGAAATGACGGAAAGGGGGTAAAAACTTGGTGACAGGAGCAGGACTTCAAGCTGTTTTCGATATGAAAAACAACTACCTCGTTGAGGTGAAAAAGAATTTTCAAGCCCTGGGCGAAATGCGGCAACGAATGCTGTCGACCAATACACTTCTTATGGCACAAGAAGATATGTTTAGGAAGACCGGAGCGAGTGCAGCAGTAACAGCAAAAGACATTGGAAAAATGGCCGCTTCCATAGGGGTTATGGCAACGGCGGCGTATGCTGCACGCAAAGGCCTTGACGCTATGTTTGCCAGTATAAATACTGCAGCCATGCAGAAGATGCAGGAAACGACTTTCGGGGCACTTTTGGGCGATTTTCAGGCAGGGTCAGCGGTATACTCATATATTTCTGCATACGCCAGAGATTCCATGCTTGGACGTGAGGAGTTGTCAAAGGGTATGACGACCTTCCTTACATTCTCACGCGATATGTCGGAGCTCCAGCGCATGCTGCAGATGACCGAGCGACTATACGCAAAGGATCCTACGCAAGGAGCGGAGGGCGCAGTTTTTGCGCTTAAAGAGTTGCTTACAGGCAGCAAAGAGTCCATACAAGACCGTTTTGGAATATCGGGCTTTAACATGGAGTCGATACGCAGCAAGATGAACACAGGGAATATTACCGGGGCTCTCGATGAGATCGACGCTATAATGACGAAATTTGGCGCATCACAGGCGGTCGTAGAAGCGAATTTCTACAGCATGACATCCCAGATGAATATGTTTAAAACCAACCTGAAATCAGCCTTGGGTGAAGAAGCGGTGCCGCTGATGGAACATTTCGGGGCCATGTGGGCAAGGTTAAACGAGGACCTTGCCGCCGGAAAGTTTCAGCCTGCGATAGATTCTATGATAAGAGGATTTAATGCAGTTGGTACGATTGCGATATGGGCGGCTGATAATATCAACTGGCTTATTCCCACGGTCGGCGGTGTGGTTACCGCTGTATCTGCATATAACACGGTTATGGCAATTTCGCCGATAATAACCAAAATAGCTACTGCGGCGCAGCAGAAATATAATATAACGCTGGGAACCACGGCAGCATTATCCACAGCTGCGTTAGGACCGTATGCAATGCTTGCCGCAGCTGTTTTAGGTATAGCAGCGGCGTTTGGTCTAGCAGGAAAAGGAGCGAGTAATCTTAATAACAGTTTGGCAAATGTCCCTTCCCTAGAAGAGGCTTATAAACGGGCAGCAGAAGCACTTGCTAAACGGCCTGATATTACAAGCTCTGCACCGCCTTTAGAGGTGACCGGTACAGTTGGAATAAAGGATGAAAGCCTCAAATATATGATGGACTTTGCAGGCATGAGATATTTTGCCTCTTATTCTCACGTTGTCCCCCAAATGGTTATGAACAATCCGCAGATCAGCCAGGAAGCTGACTGGGAAAAAGGTTTTGAACTTTTCACAAACTTTATCGCTAAGGATTATTCGGGACAGCCTGCAGGAATGGGGGCGGGAGTGTGAGTTCGGGAGCGAGAAATGCTGCTGCAGCAACTGAGCGAGCGTTTAAACAGTTTCAGGATCAACTGAAGTCTCTGGAAAAAGAGCTCGATGTCAGTTCGAAGCGTATAGTAGGTCAGATGGCGGCTATAGGCCTGCGTGAGACGGTGAGAAACACTCCGGTCGGAGAATACAAAACCTCCGGAACAAAACGCAGACTTAAAAAGCCTGGGAAAAGCTCTTACACTAAAATTGGTGGTACACTTCGGCGCGGATGGAAGCTCAATGGAACAAAGCGAGTTGCCGGAGGATGGCGGAGCGGCTATTCAAACAGTGTGGAGTATGCTCCATATGTAAACGACGGCCATCGTATCGTGAGAGACGGTAAAACGGTCGGTTGGGTACCTGGTCGCCATATGCTTGAGATCGGAACGAGGGCAGCAGAAAGAGCGCTGCCCTCGTTGTTCAATGCCGAGATTGCGCGGATCAAAGGAAAGACTGGGTTTTAAATACGCCAAATATCCTTAACAAAAGATAGAAAAGAAATTTATTCTATACTTTTCTCAGGATCTATCTTTCCTTCCTTTTATCTTTTCGTTCGGAAAATATACCGCCATCTCCGATGCTGGGACATTTAACATATCCAAAATGATGTATATATCATCTAATGTCCACGACCGCATTCCTTGAAATCTTTGGCTAATGTAGGTTGCTGATCTGCCGAGCGCACGAGAAAGATCGTCACGAGTTATGTCGGCATCGTCCATAGCGTGTCTTAGCATTCTGTAAGGCTTTGCCATTTTTACACCTCCTTCTTGGCTAAACAAAAAGTCGGGCATTGTGGTGCCCGACTTAGGCGCTTTCCGCGCCCTCTCTGCGATTATATTTTATTGGGAGGGGAGATCTATGTCAAATGAAGAGTTAGCGGTTGCTATTCAGAACGGTGATATCGGCTATACAGAAACACTTTGGCGCAATGTCAAAAGATTCGTAGCTATGCTCGCTTTTAGGTTCTATGGCCGATTTCAATCGCGCTGCAAGCAGTCAGGCATTACCAACGAGGATCTGATGCAGGTTGGCTTTATCGCCCTTATGGACGCAGTAAAAGACTTCAATCCGGCAACCGGCTATAAATTTCTGACTTACCTGAAATTGCAGTGCAAGCGGCATTTCTATCTGACTCTGGGGCTACATACTAAGAGGGAAGCAAATGACCCTATCCGTAACTTTAATAGCCTTAATGAACCGTTAAAGGCCGACAGCGAAGATTCAGAACGCATAGATTTTATATCCGATCCCGAATCAGAGGCTCCCTTTGAGGATGTTATAGACACAATATGGCGTCAGGATCTGCGAGAGGCTGAGGAAAAGGCTTTGCAACTCCTTAACCCTCGGCAGGCCGATATAGTGCGGCGTCATTATTTTGAAGCTAAAAGCTTGCTTCAAAT